ACAAATGTTACTGGTATGAAAGTATAAATAGTAACATCATGTGCAGTGAAGATGGCAACGAATATTGTTGTTCTCAGGATAGAGCAGATTGCTGTCAAACTAACAAAACAGCCGCCATCGTAACAATTAGTTGTGTCGCAAGTGTAATATTGTTATTAGTATGGTATAGATATTTTATGAGTTCTTATAGTAAAGTAATACCGATTAAATTGGAAACGGCTATAGAACCGTCCGATAAGTATCAACTAAGTATAACAAGGGAGAATCCCAATAGTGTATGAAATAACTCTTTACTTCTCAACCACGACATTCTTGGATATGTTCCGGATGATTTTTTCCTCCTTTTCAGCGTCATTGTCGCCTGACCCGCCCACCGACTCTATAATAATTTTGTTATATTGATCAGAATATTTGGAATGATAGGTGCCACAATCGGGATGCGCCTCTTTGAACTTGGGGAGCAATCTTTGGTTCTTGGATGCTACCCGTTTTATTGCCTTTTTAATTTTGCTATTTGATTCATCCTTTTCCCATTTATTTTCATCCCTAATGTACATCGTTTCTCTCTTTTTGTCTGTACAGTGAACCGGTCGTTGAGAAACGTCCAGTTTGTTTAAGTTTTTCACGATAATGTTGGAGATCCCCTCTACATATCCTAATTCTCCAACCTTTTCCAAATCTGACAATTGCAGCTGAATTGATTCTACAAAATCCATAATATTCATCGCATCCTTACAAGTTTCGTTCAGGAAGAAGTTCAGGTTAAAGGCCTTGTTATGTGAGTTTGTGTTAGTATTATTAGTGTTATTGGTTGTATTGTGGGTTCCATTCTTAATAACTTCCATCATCATAGTTTTCATTTCCGAATTCTCCTTCATTAAGTATTTCACAAGTTCAGTAAGTTCATCCGTTTTTTTAATCTCATCTTCAATTTCCTCTTCAGACTCCTCTTTTGAGTTACATTTCTGCTTGTGTTTCCACAATCCAACCCGAGACTGATATTCTTTATTGCAAATTTGGCAAAAAAATTTGCAACAATTTGCAATATTTTCACAACTTTCCGTTAACTCAGTGTTAACGTCTGTTAACTGTTTGTGTTTGGCTGTATGAATGTGTTTGTCGTAACTACTTTTGCGTGACGTAATGTAGTCACAATCTAAACAGTGGAATGTTTTCGCAACTTTTTTGCAACCATCTGTTAACATTTGTTTCTATATACTGTTAACAAAAAAAGTTGCTAAACCATTTTAATTAAAAATTAATAAAAAATTACCGTGACAAATTGAAAATTATTTTTTTGGTAACCAGACCATAAATTTCAATTATGCTCACAAAACATGTATTTTGGGGAAAGTATTTTGGCAAAATCGGTTTTTGGACATTTTTTTTGTCCATTTTTGATTTTCCCAAAATACTTTCCAAGTAAAAAACAAGGGTCTCTTCTACAGAGTGTAGACCAATATTTTAAGCAAAACTCGTACCCATCCCTACATCATGTAGTAAAAATGCGCCCATTTACAGAAACCTATCGCCAATTTTATTTAAAATTTCATCATCATAAACTAAACTGCCCGATGGTTTATATGACTTTATAGGCGTGTACTCCTTCTTCGGTGGTTTCCCCTTCTGCGACATATCCTGAGTCTTCATATTCAACATAAAATCGTTAGGATCAGGCGGCGCACTGTTTGTTATCGTCTTCATATTCGCATCGCCGCCATTCTCTTCAACCCGCTTACCGTATTCGTCGACAACAATACCCGTCTTCTTTTTAATTTCGGTTCTTACATAGGATGGCACAAAATGCATCCACGATATAAACAGGGTATTCGGATGAACATACCGAATATTGAATCCATTCGTGGTTAGTTTATCTATTAAATATGCAATGCATGCCCCCTGGTCATATCGCGGGACTCCAATGATGGTTTCTGGTACCAAAAACCAACAAAATTGCTCATCTACCTTTTGCCGCGAAACTGTTTTAATCTTTACATGAATCCGGTTGAGAATCTTATTAAACAATGCGAGCTTATTTAAATCCTGTTGTTTTTTCTTCTCATACAGGTCATCTATATTTAGTTTTTCCGAAAAGGCTTCTACATTTTCTAATGTAAATATATTTGCCATTTAATTTCATTTGAGAAAAAAACTAATTAAAATTACTGCATTATTTGTAATTAATGACAATAAAACACTTAGTAATTTCGGGAGGAGGTCCAGTCCTTGTTCATGTATTAGGAGTTATTCAACATCTTGAAGAGAATAATTACCTTGATCGCAAAGAAATCAAATCTATTTATGGGACCTCTGCAGGCGCAATTGTCGGAGTATTAATTTGTCTGGGGTTTGACTGGGAAACTATCCGCGACTATGTTATTAAACGACCGTGGCAGGATGTTTTTCCGGTCAAGGTGCAAAATATTTTTGATGCCTACACCAAGAAGGGTATGTTTGACATAAAAACTTTCGAAAAATGCTTTAGACCCCTGTTAGACGCTAAAGATATAAATATGGATATAAATCTGGAGGACTTTTATAAACTATCAAATATAGAACTACATCTATTTGCATTTGAAATAAATGAATACAAGATTCACGATGTATCCCATTTGACATATCCTAAGCTATCTCTTCTCTCTGCGATCCAAATGTCATGTGCGCTACCGCTTCTGGTTACACCTGTTTGCATAGAGGACAAATGCTTTATTGACGGCGGATTTTCGTGCAACTATCCACTAAACTATTGTATTGAATCAGGCAAGTTACCTGATGAAATACTGGGTTTTAAAAACAAATATGATATTCAGAAAACAGTTATCAATGTCGAATCAACCATATTGGATTTCCTGATGAGTTTTTTATTTTCTACAATTTCCAGATTTAATACGGAAAATGAACAGCAAGAAATTAAGAATGAGGTCATCTGCGACGCAAGCTGTCTAAGCATTGACGTTTTGCGAACAGCCGTCAGTAGTATAGAGGCCAGACGCGAATTGTTCAATAGTGGCATAGGAACGGCAACGAGATTTCTTGGCGAATTAAAGGACAGTGTTCAAGAATTGCACGAGGGTGTCCCTTGAAGGCTTTGCGTCGTATTCAATGACCTGGCCATCCTTTAACAATTTAATGGTGGGGTAACCCTCAACACTATATTGGTTCATCATTCGCTCCACCTCGGCAGTTTCTTCCGAGCAATTTACATCAGTAAAAACGACGTGGTACCCGTTAATAGTCTTATTCTTGTATTCAGACTTCAACTCCTCCCAAATTGGTTTCGCCGTTTTACAATGAGGGCACCAGTCGGCATAGAAAAATAGTAATTCGGCATTTTTATCGTCTGTTTCGCCGAGTTCTCTGTGCTCACTGTTGGGTTGGTACTGCTGACTGGGTTTTGCGTGTGGAACAACATAAAAATAGTACACAAGAAAACCAATGAGAGCTATAACTGCAAGAGCAATAAGTATATTTGTCCGTGTTAAAAGGCTTCCAAAAGAAAAGGAAGTTCCTCCTATAGGTAGAGTTGGGGCGGGATACATGTATATATATATTCCAGAAGAAATTTAGGTACTGTTTTAACGAATACGGAATACAATATAAAGATTTATTAGTAAGTAGTTAATAGTATAACTATGTTGTTTCGAACAAGTACCGGAAGTTTAATTGAAGTTAAAAAATACGACTTTTCAAGCGATAAACTGTACTACAAAAAGATCATGGACATTAAGAAACCACAGAAACTGCCCGTTTTTTCTAAATTAGAAAAAGCTCCTAATAACGTAAATAAATAAGAGTCCGATAAAGGTTGTAAAAATATAACTGCATAAAATGTTCATACCTAATTGAGCGCTCACCTGTTCTGAGTTGGCAATTCGGCGCGCATCTCTTAATAACTTTGTTTGCACATGATTTAAGTATAGCGTGTATACCAATAACAGTAAAACCACCAATTTCATAAAAGCCGACAATTTAACAAAATTGCATAATGGGCTGATTACAAATAGAACTATAATAAAGATGGAGAGAGCTGAGCATATACACAGATTTTTTGTAGAATCGGTAAACACCACCAAGTTAAACGGAGTAGGAGAATTCATATAAATTTTAAGTATATTATATTTTTATATTTTAATAGTATATACATGACTCAAACGCGTAAAAATAGAAACACCCACAATAAAACAAGGAAGCGCGTGTTTACAAAAAAAGATTACAACTCCGGTGACGGTATGTTAACAATGTCGTGGGGGCCTGCAATGTGGCATTACCTTCATATGATGAGTTTTAACTATCCTGTAAACCCGACACCAGAGAACAAGAAGCAGTATAGAGATTTTATAGTCAGTCTTAAATATGTATTACCGTGCAAATATTGCCGCATGAACCTTGCGAATAACTTTAAGAAGAAACCTCTGCTTATGTGCCACATGGCCAATCGTGAGACATTTTCTCGGTACGTTTATGAATTACATGAACTGGTTAACAAGATGTTACACAAGAAGTCCAACTTAACCTACTGTGACGTGAGGGAGCGGTATGAACATTTCAGGTCAAGATGTACCGATGAAAAACCAAGGGTATTTAAATTCAAGCGATCTTCTACACAAAAGAAGAAGGAGAAGGAGAAGGGGTGCACTGAACCATTATACGGTAAAAAATCAAGATGTGTTATCAATATTGTACCGCAAGAAGACAAAAGCGCTACATTTAAGATGGACAAAAAATGTATCAAAACCAGAGACTAAGGCGGCCCAGACAAAAATATAAACTATATTACAATTTAGTTGCACTTGAATTGTAATATACACAAACGTAAACACACATATAAAATACGCGTATTTACATGCCGAATGACGAGAAGTCGTTCAAAACAGGGGACGGAAGGTAATCGTTATTAATCGCGCTATAGTTGGGGACCTTCTTGCACTCAAACGATGGTTCCGGGCAGCGGGCACATGCAGGGCATGGCGGGCATTTCTCTTGACGAGGGCATGCGGCGGATGTAGGGCATGCGGGGCACACGGGTGGGACAATTTCAGATTTTAGGATATACATGTCCTCCTGACCGCGCGGGATTTGACTGGCCGGAATTCCTTGGGGAAGACTGCTTGAGTAGTCGTATGTTGTGGATGGAGCCGACATTGTGGATGGATTTGCGGATCCACCGGTTCCTTGGTATGCCAAGCTATAGCCGCTTAGTTGGACGGGGGAACCTGTGCTTCCATAGTACTGTGTGGAGGTTATAGAATCCGCGCTGGTTGCTACTGCATTCGAGTCGGATTGTCCGTAACCACTGGAAAAGTCATAAGTACCGGCCGCGGTTTGAACCTGAATAGATTGCTGGCCATTTGCATTCATCGAAACAGTTGCAGACGCGCCATTTGGGCCGTAAAATGTGGCGCTACTGTTATCCATTGGTTGGCTTTGCATTGGTTGGCTTTGCATTGATTGGCTTTGCGACGAAAACGAGATTGGCTTGGCACCTCCTGCAACTACAACACGCAGACCTTGAGATCCATCTTGGTTAGAACTGACTACAACATATCCGCCATTCTTACCGTAAAATGTGGTTCCGTTTGCTAATTGAGTAGAAGAACCGCTATAGTGGTTATAATTATCATACTTGACGGTACCGCTGGTAGACGCTCCGTTTGTAGAGGTATAGCTCTTATCGGACGTACCATCATTATTTCCCGAGGCAAATCCTTCTGCGCCACAATTACCTCCTAAAACTGAACAGAAAACTAACCCTAATAGTAGAATTAAGAAAAGAAATAATGCGTCAGTATTCATTGTATAATTTATGTGGTGAAAAAAGTTTGAGACATATATTATATTAAAATTGAATCGTAATACGCGAATTATACTACCATTATATGTTAGCATGTCCGACGACTACAAGTGTGCAGAAATTATTGAAGACTCGTCCGAGTCGGATTGCGTAGATGGCAATGCCAAGAAAGCGAAAGCAGTCAAACGTAAGGTTATTCAGACCACATTAAAATTGTCTTATAATGAAGATCCGAGTATATTTGAAATCGGTGTAGATGAGGTGGGACGTGGTCCACTGTTTGGCAGAGTGTATACGGCGGCAGTGATTTTACCTAAAGATGGCAGTTTTGATTGTTCAATGGTAAAGGACAGTAAGAAATTTCATTCAAAAAAGAAGATCGAAGAGGCGGCGCAATATGTGAAGGAAAACGCGCTTGCATGGTACATCAGTTTTGAAGATGAAAAAAAGATTGACGAGATAAACATTTTACAGGCAACACAGATGGCCATGCATAATGCAATAGCAGAAGTTAGGAAACAGTTTGTCAAAAAGTCAAAGGAAGACGGGAAGGAAGAGAGAAAAGATTATTCGCTTCACTTGTTAATTGATGGAAATTATTTTAAACCAGTAACATATTTGAACAAGGCGACAAATCGGATTGAAACGATCCCACATGTAACTATCGAAGGCGGCGACAATAAATATGCCGCGATTGCGGCTGCATCTATACTGGCAAAAGTGGAGCGAGATCGCTATATTGAAGAATTGTGTGAGCAAAACCCGACGCTGTCAGAGCATTATGGTATTGATTCTAATAAGGGGTATGGTGCAAAGCGACATTTGGACGG